CGGTGCCTTGGGCCAACCCGGGCTGTCGCCAGACAGCCCGAGCCCAGCCCAGTCCTCGGACAACCGAGGAGTGGGACGAAGGGCGGACCATCGGTTGGATGAGTCCGCCGTACTTAGGATCGATGTCTGTACCCCGGTCCGGTAGGGCCACCACGACGGTCTGCCGCATCAACATAGACACGTACCAAAGGAGGTCATCCGCGGTACCTTGAAAGGTAAAGCGAGGTGGCATCCGATGGGAGTGCTTACGCCAAATGCGGCGGACCCTCTTGGCGACGACTCCAGGCTTAAGACGGAACTCGGCCCGAGGGTCGGGCCCCATCATAAGCGTGAAGTCCGCTGCCCTCGAACGACACAACTCCTCCCACAAGTCGGGGAGGGACGAGGTCTCAATAAAGACCCCATCCCGACTCCAACGAGCCGGGAGAGCAGTGGTGCCGAGGGCAGGGTCATACCGGAGCCTCACCGTCTTGTAGGTCCGGCAGGCGTCATCGGCGGCCTCTGCGGCCATGGACCTCCAGGAACCAGAACTCGAGAAGGAGAACCCCTTCGACAAGAAGGAGAGCTCCAATTCGGGATTCTGGGACCGGAAGACCATGGCCGAGAGCCCGCGGGCGACCCACGCCGGACAAACAGAACGGAGGGGCCTGCTACCGCAGGGGAGTCCAGCCCCACCGAGGGCCCGCGGGAGGTAAGGAAGGAGGCCCTGCGAGAAGAACCAGGACACGAGTCCAGGGTTCGACCGCAGGACGACCCAACGAATCAACCGCGACCGCTCGGGAAAGCGGGACTCCAGAGAGGAAGCAGCCAGACCAATGGTCGCCCACCAAGGGGCACCGCCGTCAGCCTGGTCGACACCGGAGCAGTGGCCAACCAACCCCTTAACAGGGAAGGCGACCACCGCCCCGGTGAGGACCAGGGAGACGACGGGAACCGGGACATGGGTATACCGGATAACCGTTTGACGTTCACCGTCAAAGAGGGAACTCCAGGAACCCAGAGGTCTCGGCGGGATCGGGCCGTAGTCACCGGTAAACTCGCCGGCCGGCGGAAGCCGGTCAAGGCGAGTGACGAATTTTCCGGTGTCCACTGCCTGATACCTAAACACCTCTTCGGTAAAAAGGCCATAGGTCCGGGACCGAAGGTGCTTCAGAGGGCCAGAGAACCGCATGCCCGAACGAGGGAGTAACTCCTCGTAAAGGTCAACGGTTTTCTTCGGCCAGACGGCGAGGAGGTCGTCCCCACAAAGGACGAAACTCACCGTCGGCTGGCCAGTCAGCTGGCAAGACCGGCGGGCAAGGAAGAGGTTGGCAAGGGAGAGCATGGCCCACGAGAGGGGGAGTCCCATAAGGACACCCCTCGAAGTGACCCGCTCAAACCCTCCAACCCCCCCCTGGCCACCAAAGGTTACCAGCTGCGGCCCTAGGGCCAACTCTCCGACACGGACCAAGAGGTCTGAAAGACCGACCCCCTCGCAGTAACCCGACCAAAGGGCCAGGGCTAAGCCCTGGTCCAAATGGTCGGTCGCCGCAGAGAGGTCGGCAGACAGAATCTCAAGGTCTGTGCCGGGGACAGAACCCAAGATGGAGGAGATCGCTTCACGGGTACGACCCCGTGAAACGAGGTGGTACGAGGGGTCCCTCTTAAGGGACCGAAGGACCACCCGCCGAGCCCAATGGGCAGCGGCGACCAGCGCCCCGGGAGACTTCGTGACGACCCGAACCTTCCAACCCCGCTCCCGAACCGAGGTCACTCGGGCGGGAGGAGGAGAGGGAGGCAGGGCCGAAACGATGGAATCCCGGAGGCGCGCCGAGGCGACAAGAGAGTCCCACTGGCTAGGCGGGATATCCCTCGGACGCTCGGCCTCCAGATCTGGAGCACCCTGAAACAAATCTGCCAGGTAGGCCGCGAGACCACCGCTCCTGCGCTCCTTCTCGAGGCACGCGCCCCCCGTCAAGGGGATCATCGGGTCGACCGACCCCCTAGGGTGAAACCTACGGGACCAGTCGACAGCGAATGCGCGTGCACTGGAGAGGAGGCCGGAGGCCGCCTCGCAAGGAGCCTGGCAGAGAGCCTCCGCGTGCGAGGTCAATGCTCTACGCTCGACCGAAGCATCCCCACAAGGGAGGGCCCGGCCGAGGTAGGACAGCTGGATGAAGCGGTCTGGGGTAACCAACCGGACCAAGGAGCCGACGAAGAGACCCTTGAAGGGGGAGCGGGGGAGAACCCCGCCCCGGAAGGCCGAGGCGCGCAGCGTCCCGGCCCAATCCTTCAAGGAACTCATCATCGGATCGAGGCCCGAGAGGACCGCAGTCCGCAACATCCAGTGGCCCAGGCGGGCGAGGGCCAACGCCCCCCGGAAACCGGGTCGAGAGTCGAGGGAAAGGACCAAGGGCCTCCCCCAAGCCGCCACAAGGGCGGCGAGGAAGGAGACCCAGGCCCGATCCGTCGACTCGCGAACACGGGACCGGGATGCGTGGCCCATCGCCCGCCAACGGGCAAGGACCTCACACACGCAGACGGAGGACAGACATCGACAGAAAGTACAACACCGGAGTCGGGTCGAAACGCGACCCCGGGGAACTTCGGATGGCCCAGTGGCTCCCACCGAAAGGTGGCGAATCACGAGGCCTCGGGGGACACCCGTGCGACTCCAAAGGGAGGTAGTGGGTGACCACTTCCAACCTTGG